TTTAGATATGCAAGAAAGTTTATTTAGTGAGCTATTATTTAAATTAAATGGATGAAACAATTATTCAAATATGTAACTGCCCTGATGGTAGCATTAATTGTCATTGCTAATAGCTTTATTGACGTAATATCGGTATACTTAGTACGTAAAGAAAACAGGAGATATAATGGCAGTTCCAGATAGAGTAAAAGCTATTATGAAAAAAAATGGCCTTAAAGGTGTTAATAAACCTAAACGTACACCTAGTCATAAAACTAAATCGCATGTTGTTATGGCTAAAGAAGGCAACACTTACAAATTAATTAGATTTGGACAACAAGGCGTTAAAGGTGCAGGTAAAAATCCTAAAACTAAAAAAGATAAAGCACGTAAAAAATCATATTATGCACGTCATAATGCACAAGGTAAACCTAAATCTAAGTTGTCTGCTAAGTATTGGTCACATAAGGTTAAGTGGTAAATAAACGTATAGAATGTTCTACGTGTCACAAATCCCTTAGGTTCTTTAAAACTTATAAAATTTGTACTAATCTTGTATGTATTGAATATAATAAAAAATTAAGGAGATATGATGCCACCAAAGAAGAAGAGTAGCTCTAGAAAAAAACCTGCTCGTAAACCTATTAATGCTAAAACAAAAGCTACATTACAAAAGAAAGCAGCTAATTCAAAATATACTTATTCACAACTAGCAGCTGTATATCGTAGAGGTCAAGGTGCGTATCTATCTAGTGGTTCTAGGTCAGCTTCTATGGCAGCTTGGGCTATGGGTAGGGTAAATAGTTTTATTAAAGGTGGACATTCACAAGATAATGATATTAAAAAAAGAGGTAAGTCCAGTGCCAAAAAGAAAAAAAAGTAAACGTAAAGTTCCTTATGAAAAAGGTGTACCTTCAAAATATCTTAAAAATAAAAAAAATTCAAAGTCGAGTGTTGCTCGTGAGATTAAACGCACTGCTAAGGCGTACAAAGAAGGACGTTATATCGACCTTAAAGCTGTACAAAAGAGCCGTGCTGTTAAAAAAAAGAAGGGTAAGTAATGCCTTTACCAGGAAAATACGTTGATAGAAGCCCTAAAGCTGGCGAGTATTGTAGTAATTGCAAACATTATTCTAATAATTATTGCGTTGCATTCAAAGAAAAGGTAGCACCTTACGGTTGGTGTGCAGTATGGAAAGGTATGGAAAATGAAATACGAAGTTCTTAGATTTAGTAGTCAAAAAGATAGTACATCAGGATTGCTATTTGAAATTGACAATGGTAAACGTACATTTCTTTGCTACACATTAGAAGATGAACAACGTGATGTTAAAGTCTGGGGTGAAACACGTATACCTGCTGGTACTTATAAGCTTACATTACGTAGTGAAGGTGGATGGCATAACAGATATTTAAATAAATTTGGTACACCATTTCATAAAGGTATGATATATGTTAACGATGTACCTGGATTTGAATGGATTTTATGGCATGCAGGTAATGATGACGATGATACTGCAGGTTGTTTATTGTTAGGTAATGGCCAAGAAAGTAATTTAATTAAAAAAGATGGTTGGGTTTCTTCTAGTGTCAATGCATATAAATTTGTATATCCACGTGTTGCGTCAGCTATTGAAGCAGGATTAAATGTAGAGGTAGAATATATAGACTATGATGGTAAAATACCTACTGTTATAAGTAATGCAGCTCCACCAGATATGATACAACCTAAAGATGTTATGGAAAAATTACAAGAGATAAGTGGTGAAGTCCAAATTTTATCTGCTAAACTAGATAAAAAAAGGATGCTTTAATGTCAGACCCAATACAAGATTATATTGATGAAATAGAAGGTAAAGGTGGATTAGCGCAAGGTAAGCAAGGTTCTGCTGCTTTAGGACCTTCTCCTGATTTTTTAGATTACGGTACTTCACAACAAACATACAAAGAAGCTACATTTGTAGAACAAGAAATGCTTAAATCAATTGATGATAATTTAGCTAGAGCAAATAAAGCATTAACTGAAAGTAAATTTAGAGTATCACCTCTAGCTACAGAAAAAGGTAGTAAAAAAGCAGTAAGTTATGAAAAAGGTTTAAGAGATACAGTTTCATTTTTAGAGCAAGAGAAAGCACAAATTACTGCAGCTTTAGAACTTAAAAAAGAACGATTAGGTAAACCTATGGAAGTTACAGCGCAAGAGTCTTTAGTTAAAGCTAGAACTCCAGAAGGTCCTCCAGTAATTAAACAAGGTGTAGGAAGTAAACCACCTTATTATCAAGTTAAAGGTCCATTCTTAACACAAGAAGCTATGTCATTAGATGTACCTAAACAACAAGTAGATGTTAAATTAACTAGCGGTGCAGAAGCTACTGTAAAAGTAGACCCTAATGTCAAAGGTAGTGCTGCTACTATTGGTCCAGAACCAGCACAATCACCACAAAGTGCTGCTAAAAAAGTTAAAAAAACTGTAGTTTCAGATATTACTATGACATCAGAACGTAAAGTATCACCTGGTGGTATTGAGTATATGTCACCTAAATCTGTCAATGTTCCTGAAATGCGTGTAGGTCAAGACCCTAGTGGTAAACCTATTAAAGGTAAAATACCTGCAAGTCAATATTTAAAAGAACGCGCACTTAAATCTGACCAAGCAATTATAGAAGGTTACAAAAAACAAGGTGCTGATTATGCTGCACAAATTGCAAAAGAACAAATTAATCAATATAAAACAGAATTTGATTTTGAAACAGGTGAAGTTGGTAAAGCAAATTTAGAAACAATTTTAGGTACTAAACCTAAATATGAAGATACAATGACTGCTAGTGAAAAGAAAGAACTTTATCGTTCACAAATAAAACCAGCTAAACCTACAACAGGTCTTGAACCACAAAATTTAGGTAAACCATTTAAAGTTAAACCATATGTAGGTAAAGGCGCACAAGCTTTCCCAATGGCTTCAATGATACCTGTAATAAAAGCAGCTGCTAAAGGTTTGAAAGGTAAACAATTGGGTGGTATGCTATTACCTAAGAAAAACATAGAAGAAATACTAGGTATGTTACCTGGATATGGACAGAAACCAGAGGCTTAAATGAGTAAAGAATACAAAGATATTTTAGAAAAAACTGTATGGACATTTATTGAAGCATTTATATCTGCTTTAACTGTTGCTCCATTAGTTGGTATAGACGCAGAAGCTTTGCAAGTAGCAGCTTTAGCTGGTGGTGCATCAGCATTAGTTGTTGTCAAAGAGTTTGCTAAAAAACAATTAATTAAACCTGCACCGAAAGTGAGTAAGTAATGAAAAAGAAAATTTCTAAACCACAAAAAGCTGTTCTTAAATCTTGGGAAGATAGAAATTCTAAAAATCAAGGTAGTAAGTTAAATAAGTAATGGATTATAAAGACGCACCTAGTCCAAAAGAAATAGATGTAAAGATATCATCTATATACGCTACTAAAGGTATGCCTAAAAGAGAAGCTGCGTCAAGGTCTAAACAACATATGGCTTTGTCATCTATGTTTGAAAAAAAAGCTAACTATTATTACGGTAAAATGAAACAGGCACAAGAAGAAGGTGCTTATAAGTTTGCTGATAAAATGTACTCTAAGATGTTACGCGCACAAGATGAACAGTATCGTATGGGTTTCTTAGGGTTACAGTTAGGTAGAAAGTCTAAGTAACAGGCTTATCACGTTTTTAAGAACGCTCTCTTTTTAAAAAACCTATTAACAAATCTCTATAATCTCTTTTTGCACCAGATATAGTTTTACCATCATATATGTCATGATGTCTTTTACATAGTATTGCTACGTTATTTATGTCATATTTGCTAGATTTATCTCTACCGCCCATACCAATACCTAATATGTGTGCCATCTCTAACCAATTACGTTCAGTGCAATATGCCCACTCACATGCGTAATTAGCTCTTTTAAGCGCTTGTTCACGTAATTCTGATAGATTGTCCATTACTCCTCCTCTGGATTGTATAACGTGTATTTAAGTGTAAGTTCTGTTAATGGGTCAATATCTTTATTAGCCCATAAATAACTAAAACCATCATATTTTATTAACTGACAGTTAGGTGTATTACTATGATTGATAAATCCACCTAGTGGTGTACGTATTATCTGTGCATTACAATCGCAGTAGATATGTACAACTCCTAAGTTTGTATCTTTCTTTATGGGCTTAACAGCAAATACACCTAAACCGTCAATTTTACTTGGCATGATAGTTAGACTATCTGGTAACGGCCTATAATTAGCCATATACAGTAAAGTATCGTCCTGTTGGGAAGCTCCAAGCTTGTAGTATGTCAATCCATCTGACTTTGTTTGTATGTATATCCCATTCACCTTCGTAAATTGCATTAGATACATACATAAATAATTGAGAACTACACTTACCTTCGACATATCCTACGCCTTTAGGTAAGTCCATTAGTCTTTGTAAATAACGTAACGTATTATGTGTTACAGCTCCTGTATCGCTATGTCTTGCATCCATTATTCCTAATGGTGCATTTTCATTCATACCGACAGTAACTCTTTTAGGTGCTAATTCAACAATACTGTTTAGGTCATGTGTAGATTTTATTTGTAAATCTAGTGTGTCTTTATTTATGGTGTATGATATCCATACTTCGTTACCATTTTTATTAAGACCTAAAAATCTACGTCCACCAAATGTATTCATATCTTTAGCTATATCACGTAATTTAGAAATGTCCTCTCTAAATTTAACGCGACTTGCATGATTGTGGTCATACTCTAAGTTACCTTTTGTGCTGTAATCTGTAAATGTATTAATCACAATTGTGTCCTTCCTCTATATCAACTAAACAATCTTGGCAATAGTATTCCATGCCAGGTACTGGATGTGACATTATTCCTCCTCTAACTGTGCTAAATGCCAGTTGTAATCTTTAACAAATTTATCCATTAAGAAACGTAATTTAATCGTATTAGGCGGTACATTAAATGTATCACTACCACATGCTTGACTAAATTGTTGCGCCCAAACTTTCATAAACTTGGGATGGGTAAAGATGTTAATCTTTTCTATATCAATTTTCTCTTTCATCAAAGTCCTTAAAATAATTATCGTGACAGTTGTCACATTTTTTATTCCATGGTACGTCTGTAACAAAAGCAGAATTACAATCTTCACATAGATAATTAAATATATCTAGCGTAGGTTTACTATGCATTCTTTTGTTTAGATAGTAACTGTACATGTAATCGTTCATTAGTAATTCCTTTCCAACAATGTTTACTGCTATTCCAATGATGCCATCCATCATTGTATACCAACCACGCAGCGACATAGGTAGCGGTGCGTGTGTTGGTCCTAGGATTAATTATACCTAATTTAGGTTTTAACCAATTCCATGTGTTGTCATTGAATTGCCATAGTCCGACATCCTTTGAGCCGTTTTTGTTTACCCCTACTGCTCCAGCTATTCCTGAGCTTTCGCAGTATATTATATTTAAAGCTTTCGGGATGTCGTCCTCATGGAAATACTCTGATACCAAGAGTGCATGTTCTTCTACGTATTCTATTTTGTCAGCAGTATTAACGCACTCTCGGTATTCAGGTAAATTAGCAGTTGTAAGAAACATAGGTATCAAACAACTTGCTATTACTTCTATCATTAGCTAATGCTAGCAGCTTTCGTTGAAGGTAGTTTAGTACAATAGTAATGTACTAGACCTCTCTTCTTAGAAGGCAAGGTAGTAATTTCATAACCTTCTGCTCTAAGATTATGTATTATCCCACCAAACCTGTGGCAATGTAAGTCTGCCACAAACTCCCAATTGCTAATTGGTTCATCATCAATAAACTCAGTCAATACCCAAGCTACTAACTGTGTTTTTGATTTTATATAAGCAGGGATTTTTTTACCCCTGAAATATTCTGGTATCATTATTCCACCTTTCTAATACCTTAGAATGTTTCGATACCCCATTCTTCAGGTAAGTCAGAGTTATCTAACCACCAGGACTTACGCCATTTACCGCTATGACCACCGCATATAGCTGGGTCATTGGTAGAACATACGAAGTCAGGTGATTTGTCACCCTTTTTGGATTTACGATTATCGTAGACCATTTGTCCACAGAATGGACACTTTAGGTCATCACGATAGTTTTTTGCTTGTTCCATTTTATTTACTATATCTCCTACTGTTCCAGATATTTCTGGATTATCTTCATTTTGTGGTGTGATATCTGTAACTACGTCAGCTGCAACTAACGTTTCAACCTTTTCGTCTAATGACATTTGGTCTAGTTCGCTAGGTACTTTAGCTTCCATAGTTCCAGATAATTTTTCCAACATATTTAGATATGCATCTAATTGTTTGTCACTCCACATTTCCTTATCTTTAGGAAACTTTTTAAGAGTTGCATAGTCGTTAGCTCTACCTATAACTAATCTACGTGAATTGGTATCAGTAATATGTTCAGTCATAGCAGCTACAGTATTAGCTATAAACTCTAAATCTTGTTTCATGATAATAAGCTAGGATTATATTTACCTAAAAAGATTTGACTTGTTTCAGTTACAATTCTTGCAAATTCAAATCCTTTTACATTATATTTTTTATTGTAATTAGCTACACGTGTATAGAATTTAGATTTATTTAAGTCATCTAATGTATCTAACACTACCCATTTATTTGGTTGTGCAGTTAATTTTTCAGCATAATTATCAGTAATAAATACAGATTTTTTCCAATTACCACCAAAACTTAGGTTTTCTGGAAGTGTATCTAATACTTCACCTATTTTATATTCCATTGATAACTCTCTTTCCAAACATAATAAACTGTGATTCAGTTCTAATGTTTTGAAATTCGTAATCAGGACCATGCTTTTCAGTCCATGCTTTCTTTCTGTGATAGAACTTACCAACTGCATTTATATACTCTGGTGTTTTTCTATCTAAACCAGTGATATCTACGACATCCATAGCTACCCATTTATTAGGTGTAGCATCTAGTTTATCTTTATATTGCTCCTCAAATAAAAGCGCACTTGCTTTTTTAGGCGCAACTGACTCAGGTAATGTTTCTAATACCTGTCCAATTGTATATTCCATAGTTATTCTCCTTTATCAGACGCATTTAAAATGTCGTCCATAATTGATTCCATACGTGCTATATCTTCTTTAGTAGGCTTGTTCTCTTTCTTACGCATATCAACTTTAGTTACTTCAACTTGTGCATCTTTAGCTGCCATCTCAGCTGTGTAACCGTCAGGTGCTACTGCTGTAGCTTCCTCCTCTGATTGCTTAGAACCAGACCATAGCTCTACTCCTAAACCAAATCTCATGCACGCACGTTTGAATGCATCAGACTCAGCATCTTTTAGATTTGTTCCGTCATTAAACTTTGCATTAGATAACTTAAATGTATCTACGTCACCAAAGCCGTCATAACTTCCCATGCCATCAATAGTTATAGTACCTTTAGCACCAACTATTCTTTTCTCACCATTATGCATGCCATATACAGGCTCGCATGTCCATGAGTATTTGACACCACTATCGCGTAATCTTTCTACATAATTAGCGTGTGGTACGTAATCCCCAAACTTACCAGCTGGTGCTTTACGCACTAACTCAGATGGAAAAGGGGATAGTAAGTCAACGTTATTATTCATAACAATCCTTTCTATAAAGTACTTTTCTTACGTAAGGTAAAGAAAAGTACGATACAACTATTCTTCTTCTAGATTTAATGTCTTTCTAAGGTCTGTAACTCCACGACCAACAGGATGTAATTTAACATTTCCATCTCCGTCATGAAGTATAAAGTATGGCTTATCACCTAAACCACTGTACTCTATACCAGTTACTTTCCATTTAGACTTGACATTCATGTCTGTCATACTATACATTATACCTATATTTATTACTTCTCGTTAAGCTTTACAAGATACTCGGCTGTTACACCATGATTAGGTTTAGCAAATAAAAGCCATTGACACGGCCTACCCATGCTTGCTAACTGCTCTAACGCGTATGTATTGTAGCTTTCAGTACTACCATTAACCCATAAGCGTATATCATTAACGTACATTGTTGTAGGTGTGTGGAAATGTCCAGCAATAGCGTAATCAAAATCAGGCATTAAACCTCTTGATGCTAATGCTTTCCAACCTAATAGCTTCTTACCAAATCCATACCATGGGAAACCACTGTGTCCTCTAACATTATCGCCATGCCAGACAAAGAACTTACATCCTTTACCAACATCAGCAATATCAAACCAATGATTATCGCCTTCACTATCTGGAATAGTAAATTGTATTCGTTTCTCATTTTCATATACCATATCCATTATCTTGCCTAGCATTCTGTCTGCGTTAGAATCTGGATGATAGTCTTTCCTTGCACGTCCACCTAGTGAACCATGGTTACCTATTACCCAATGTACTTCTACTTCAGCAAAATTAGCAAGAAGTATGTCAAAGAACTGTGTCAATATTCTAGGACCATCAATTGTTACTTGATTGTATAAGCTTGCATCTATCAAGTGTGTTTGTCCTGGGAATATAAGTTCTCCTTCTACAATATCTCCAGCTGCAAGTACAACACATTTGTTAACTGGATGTGCATATCGCTGCACATTTGTCAATTCAACGATTTTATTTGCGTATTCAATGACACGTTTTTCAGCTACTTGTGTGTTATAATCTGGAGTTACTTTTGCTAACTGAATGTCTGATAATACTGCTACTGCAACTTCTTCATTTTTATTTTTTTTATGAACAGTTGGCTTAGGAACTTTAGGTTTATCCCATGTTCGTAAGTTAGTAGATACAGCGTCATAAACTGCTTCAATCATATCAGCTTTTTTATTTTTAGCTTTCTCTAATGATTTAAGCAATCTAACGTTATCAGCTTTTAATTCAGTAATTTTCTGTGATTCAGCTTCAGCGAATAGCTTATCTAATTCTTTTTTATTCATTAGCTTCTGCTATATTTTGAAAGTGATTTCTCACTGCTGATTCACTTATCTTGATACCAAATTCATCTCTAAGTAATCTAGAAACGACATATGGTTTTAGTTCACGTCCTGCTGCAACACGCTCTTCACAACCTTGCCAAAATGGTTTGGCTTCATCTGTGATGCGGTCAACTATTGCACTACGCTTTCCAGTTTCTGCTTCTTTAAGCATTTCATCTATATTCATAGTTTTCATTATATACAGATTATTTATTATTACAAGTTTATTATTACAAGTATTTAATTTGTTGTTGGCAGCTCTGCACCAAACGCTACGCTTACCGCTGCGCACTCACAGCGCCTATAATTTTTGCTATATATTGTATTGCTAAAATAAGGTGACTGCTTGCAGACGCTTTAGCTTTCTTGCTGCAACGCTTGCCAACTAAATAGGTGTAGTGGTGTTAACTATAGGATTATTGTTGACATGACTGGACACCCTTGTTCGGAGTTCTCTTCCGACTCTATTCCACTACGTGAACATAGCTTAACTTATGGAAAGGAGTTCATAAGCACTGTTGCCAGTTGCTACGTTCCCCAAACTATACCATATTAAGTTTTATAGCATGTTCCTTTACTTCGTCTATATTTTGTAGATTGATAATTTTGTTCTTAGTAACAATATTTAAACAATCTCTGACAAGGTTTGCACCAGATTGACCAGCACCAGCTTTACCAAATACATACATATCTGATATCCAAATGCGTCTTTCTGGCATAGTAGCCAACCATTCCAATGCTGGACCGTCAACTACATTACCTCTGCCTACATGTGAATGAATATATTCATCATTTACACGCATACCATTTTTAGCAATAATGCGTAAATCGCCTGTATTATAACTACCGTTATACATAGCAATTGTTACTGCTGGCAATAACTTCATTATCTCTAGTAAGTCATGGCCATTAAATTGCATTGAACCAGAAGCATCTATCAATATAGTACCGCCTAATACACGTTGTTTTTGTTTGAATATTTTCTTATCAATACAATAACGATTTATGTATTTAGGATTGTAACCATAATCAGATGGTCTATATGCTCTAGCACCTTTAAGTCTACTTTGCAAGTTAACTGATAATGGTGGTGTATGAATTGTCATATCCCCCCATTGACCTACACCAGCAGAAGTATGATAGTCAATCATCTTTTCAGACAATGCTCTACGCATACGTTTTTCTAGTTGTGCAGCATTACCAGTACCAGCTTCAGCTTCAGAACTATCACTTTCACCATCTTCACCATCACCTGATTGACTACCAGAACCACTTTGTTGTGGTGCTGTAATTTCATCTGGATTAGGTTTATCCATAAATGCATTAAGGATAGTTGATAATTCTTGTGCAACCTTTTGTACCTTACGATATGAAATCATAGGTTGATAGTTACGTCTTGTTTGTAATAATTTTCTAACAAACATATCTATCGTATTTAAAACAAATTGTAATTCGTTTTGTCTAATAGGATGCATTGCTTTATCAACAATAGCGTCAGCCATCAGTGCTTTAAAGCGTTTAAACTCATGACTAAGTTCATAATTGTGTATATGATACAAATAATCAGTCATGTATTGTTGTTCTGATGATTTATTATTAGTATGCCAGTAACAAGCTAAACCATACAAAAGTAAATCAGTAACTGATGCATTCATGATTAGGCCCATTGTTTTAGCTTCGACAATAGCTTCGCATTGTGTTGGCTCATTAATACCTAATCCATTCAAATACATAAGATAATTAACTCTTATCTCTTCTAGTACTTCAATAGCTTCTGGTCTAGTTGTAGGTGGTAGTTTTCCCATAGTCTTTGGTGACCATTTAGCATGACCTAACTCATGCCTACGTATCATACGACCATGGTTTATACCACATGATTCACATTCCCTATCCAAAGGAACATACATTTGTTTGTTCAGATTATCTGTACATGCTTGTTGGTCACCGATAGTTTCGTTGACTGTCCATTCATCACCAGTTACAATCTCTGGATAAGGATAAGGTTTACTACGCATCTGCTTTAGCTAGAGTAACTGCATCAACTAATTCTTCTGCTTTATCAGCAAACACTAGCTTTGCAGCAACTTCTATTTCAAATCCCTTTTTCTGTAATTCAAAGAACTCTTTCCATGAACGTACAGATATTCTTGACTCTGGGTCATCAACAATAGAAGTATCGTTAATTACCTTGTGCCATTCATCTGGGAATTGTTCCATAGCTTTTGGATGGATTTTGTCAACGTGTATTTTGACTGGAAATCTATCCTTTAGTGCCAATGGTAATGACTCTGGTGGACTGTTAGTTGTAGCTATGACTTGAAAGCCTGGCTGTGGTCTAACTGTTTCCTTATCATCATTGTTTATTGTTAATTGCGCTATCTCTTGGTCATCAAGAATAGCGTGAAGAAATGTCATTGCATCTGGTGATGCGTGGTCGATTTCGTTAATAACTAATCTACCGCCATTTCTCCATGACTGTATTGCAATACCGTCATGCCATTCAAATGTACCGCTAGAACTAGGTTTGTAAAAACCTTCTAGATTAGCACTAGCAGTATCTTCTGTCATAGTAACAGAGAACACATTAGGTTCTCCTTCCATGTTTAGTGGTGCGTTTTGTTTTACCGCACTGTATGATTTACCTGTACCTGGTGGCCCGTATAACAATATTCTACGTGACTGACCTAGTACAGCATTTACCAATTTCCAGCAATCAGCTGTATTTTCCATAGTATTTCCTTTCTATTACTCTTCTTCAAGAGTTGACGTAACAAATCGACAATAAATATCTATTTGTCCATCATCATTTTTTCTTTGTTGTATCTCGAACTTACCTTTAGAAGCAAGATGAGATATGTTTGACTGAGTCATAGACTCAATATTTGCTTTAACACCGCTTATCCACTTATCACGTGTACCGATAATAAACCATTGATTAGGCATAGATAAAAGTATTTTTACCTTTTCATCTGTCAATAATGAAGGTTGTTTACCTTTTCTATTACCAAATGGTTCTGGTGGATTAGCTGCTTTCATTCCTTCGGGTAACATATCTTTACTGTTCCTTTAGAAATTCTTCTACTTCATCAGATATATTTTCCATATTTTCCATAACAGATTGTTCTGTTACATTACGCAACATATCTATACTATCTTTTGTAAATACTTGTATAGCTGTAGGGTCATCTAATATCCATGCTCGCATAATATCTTGCTGTTCATTTTTAATTTGTTCAGCTGTTACATTTTCTG